GTATGCTATAATATACTAATAATTATCAATATTACCAGGTTTGAAAATGCACACAGATTTGCCAAAAACAATTAACGAAGCACTTAAAATACTAGCATATAACGATTATTTCTGGGCAAATCCTTCGATGATAGGAAATACAGCCGTAATCAAGCCACACCCTAAAGATTACGAGACTGTGAGATCCTTGGCAGAGTCACAATATGCCTGGACGGAAAAACAGGCCAGACTGGCATTGGTGATACTGAAAAGGTACCTGACCAAGTTCCAAGCACACGGAATGGATATCAAGAAATTGTTAGACAATCCACAATATGAGGAAGACTTCCGGGTTATCAGTTTTGACAAGGTCATCGAGAAGTACACAGACGATGATAATATCGATAGGATAGAGATGAGATTTCCCTACAACAAGAAAGTGATACAACTGATACGTTGCTTGAAAGATACACGTGACTTGCCTGGAATGTATGCCTTATACGACGGCGAGAAGAAGAAGTGGACCTTCCGACACAGTGATGTTACTGCTTACTATCTGACCTTGATCGCTGTGAGATACGATTTCAAATTCACAGACGACAGTCTGCTCGACGACTACGAGGATATCAAAAAACAAGTGATAGGACATCGCAAACCCACAGCACGATTGGTCGCCGGCCAGGTGATATTGGACAATGCACCGGAATCTCTACAGGAATACTGGAACGAAAACCTAAAGGGCAAGTCAGCATTAACACAAGTAGACTCATTGAAGAACTTTGACATATCAACAAACGGAATAGAGATTCCAGCAGAGACCATGATAGGTCACAAGATAGCACACAACAATTACCATAAGTTATGGATTGACTCAAAGGGCTTCTCTAAGAACGAAGTGGTCAAAGGTCTCATCGAATTAGAATGTTTCCCATTGGTCATGCCAGTGAGTGGAGACATACACATGGAAGATGACGTCAAGGATTTCTGGGAATGGATGAATGCGTTCAAGGCACACGGTGTTGACATATTGAATGAATGCAGTTGGGGATTTGATGTGAAAGAGCCTATCTACAAGAAGGACCTAGAACGTTTCAACAGCGAGAGGACCTATCTTTTAGACAACCAAAAGTCAAAAGAGTTCTTCGAGAACCTATACGAGTTACACCAAATGAGCAAACAGTTCAAATTAATCAACGAACAAACAAAAATCATCTTCGTTAGGAATAGAATACCAAGGGCATTGATCAAGAGCAAAGTAAAACCAAAAGCATCACTGATCGGAATAGGCGGTGGTTATTATGCCACTGGCACAGACAATCTAAAAAGAATGCTTGAAAATCTTCCAAAAAAGTTGTATTATAGTGATCACCAACCGAGTAGTTGGGATTGGCATGATCACATAATAGTAAAACTTTAATATGAGCAGTTGTAAACTAGTAATAAAAGATGAGGTGAACGTGAAGTTCGAGAACCTCAGCCTCGAATGGCGTAAGAAATTATCTAACAAATTCAAATATGAGATACCATATGCAAGGCATCTACCAGCAGTCAAGTTAGGGAGATGGGACGGCAAGGTATCGTTTTTTGGTCTGGGTGGGACAACATATCTAAACCTAGTTGACCAAATACTTCCCATACTGGACGAAGGTGGTGTGTACATAGATGTCGAAGACAAAAGGGAGCAACACAACTTTGAATTCAAACAAGTAGACAAGAATTATCTATCACACATAACATGGCCTGAGAATCATCCAGCCGCGGGACAACCAATAGAGTTGAGAGACTATCAAGTGGAAACAATCAACAAGTTCATAGAACATCCACAGAGCATACAGGAGATCGCCACCGGTGCGGGTAAGACCATAATCACGGCGGCACTGTGCCAATTGGTTGAGCCATATGGTCGTACACTGACCATAGTTCCAAACAAGAGTCTAGTGACACAGACCGAGGAAGACTTTATTGCCTGTAATCTAGATGTCGGAGTGTACTACGGTGACCGGAAAGAACTAGGAAGATTCAACACGATAGCGACCTGGCAGTCACTGAATGTGCTGGAGAAGAAAAGCAAAGACGAACACACAACTGATTTCCTAGAGGCAATACAAGGCATCAACACAGTGATAATAGATGAAGTACACATGGCCAAAGCCGATGTGCTGAAAAGATTGTTAACGGGTCCATTCGCACACTGTGGTATACGTTGGGGACTAACAGGTACAGTACCAAAAGCGGATTACGAGTTCATGGGATTGAAATGTAGCATAGGTGACGTGTCAAACAGGATACAGGCCAGTGAACTGCAAGACAAAGGTGTACTTGCAAACTGTCACGTGAATGTGTTACAGACACAAGATCATCCACAGTTCAAGACCTATGGTGAGGAATTGAAATGGCTGACCACGGACAAGACCAGAATGAAATGGGTCGCACAAACAATTCAGAGCATCGCAACATCAGGAAACACACTGATACTTGTGGACAGGATATCCGCAGGTGAGATACTAGAAGAGCAGATCGAGGATGCGGTGTTCGTGTCAGGATCAACTAAAAACACAGACAGGAAGGAACAATATGATGAAATATCTACTGCAACAAATAAAGTTATTATCGCCACATATGGAGTTGCCGCTGTTGGTATTAATATTCCTAGGATTTTTAATCTTGTTCTCATAGAGCCAGGCAAGTCATTTGTCAGGGTGATCCAATCGATAGGACGTGGGATCAGGAAAGCAGAAGACAAGGACAGCGTACAGATCTGGGACATTACCAGCAGTTGCAAGTTCGCGAAAAGACACTTGGGGGCAAGGAAAAAGTTTTACAAAGAGGCCAATTACCCGTATAATATAGAAAAGATAAATTATGAAAATCCTTACACTGGATAACAGAACATACAAGTTAGAGAAGATACCGGAATGGGTTGATGAGAAGTTACGATTCGCAGTCCTGGACAATTCCAATCCAGACGAACCAGATTTCTTCTACATACCTTTAATATTCCTAGAGAGCTTCAATGCTCCCGCGGCAGTACTACAAATCGGAGAACACAGGATCAAGATGCCATTGGATTGGAAGATGTTGATAGGTGAGGCAGGACAGTCAGAGATGCACGTGTTACCTATAACAAGTTTGAACGACAGAGGGTTCGATGCTTTCACGTTCAATCCACTATCTAGTCCTAAGCCGGATTTCTATCCCATAGATGTGGTGGACATATACACAGAAGTCAAATGGTACTTCCCAAAGATCAAGTCAGGACAGATGTTAGCGGTACCGTTGAGCAATGGATCAAAACCCATGTGTGCTTATTTTGTGAAAGATATTTCAAGACAGTGTGAGCAGGTGGATTATGGCTCCGTCTGGTAGAAGATCTATAACAATTGAAGCACCTATAATGATTACCAGTAACAATATCGCTGTATGGATGGATGAGAATTGGATGCACGATTTTTTTAATTTCATAAAAAAGCATAAACTTAAACTTTCCGCTTTACATCACAAACAAAGGAAAATAAAATTAACATTTGTAACAGCAAAAGAATGCACAATGTTTGGACTAAAATATGCCAGCAGAAAAAAATAGAAAATTTTTTGATTTAAGAAACGGACTAAAGGCCGTAGACTATCGTAACAAAGACTACTTCGACAGGGTGGACGATAAAGAGAAATCATTGTACTCTCCATATATGTTGATGAGGTATGTTTCAAACGTGTCATCGAAGGATAGATTCTATGTTGAACACTACGTGGAAATGATTAACGAGTGTGTGAACAAACACTGCTTCACACTTGGCAAACACAAGAAATTATTGTGGATCCTAACTGCTATGTGTGGTGCACTACAACAACAGTTTCATCCATGGCTCAAACCAATGAAGCGTGTGCCAAACAAGAGTCTAAAAAAATTACAAAAGATATATCCAACCTGGAAGGAAACAGATTTGGAAACACTTGATAAAGTCATCACAGACAGAGAACTTGAGGAACTGATTGAAGCACATGGCATCGATGAATAAATGCACATACTGTGGCAAGGAGTTTGCCAAGGAACGTACACTACAAGTACACCTGTGCGAACCCAAAAGAAGATATCTACAAAGAGATGAGAAGTGGGTAGTGAATGCATTCATGGTGTTCCAGAGATTCTATCAGATACACCAACATAATTCAAAAACAAAAACTTATGACGATTTCGTCAAGAGTTCATACTACAACGCATTCGTCAAGTTTGGGAGATTCATAATGCACATCAACCCTTTGTATCCTGACAAGTACATAGACTATGTGCTACAGTCCAAGGTCAAACTAGATCACTGGTCCAGAGACGACCTGTACGAGTTATATCTGGTCGAGGCACTGAAGACAGAGCCAGTGGAGGCCGCACTACAAAGAAGTATCGCAACCATGATGGACTGGGCTACGGAACAGAACGCACAGTGGTCTGACTACTTCAGACTTGTGAACAAGAACAGAGCGGTACAACACATACAGCAAGGCAAGATAAGTCCATGGCTGTTGCTTGGTTGCAACG